CCGCCCCTTAAATGGGGGGAGACTAACAAGTCTATCCAACATCCCTTAACTAGAACCCAAATGCAGCAAAAGCCGCTTTTATAGCAGCTGCTTGCTCATCTGGAGTTAAAGTAGGGGGATCTGGCACGACTTGTCGGTTTCTAACCCTTAATAATTCGTTATATACCTTTCTTTGATTAATTTCAATAGAAATACATCATTGAGAAGTACTTTCACTAGAACCTGCTACATCCTCAAAATCAAATTCTGAGTGTGTATATAGAGACGATCCATAATAGATCGCATCTACAGGTTTTCGTAAAAGATTTAGCGAATTATTAAACAATCTATCTAAATTCGAAGTAAATACAATGTTATTTCTTCTAAAACTAGTTAATGTATCGAAATCGATATATGTAACATAGTCTAAAGAATCAATAATATTATAATTATTAGATTTTAAATAGTGTCTCAATCTGCTTTCAACCCCTTCCACTTGATTATAAATCGCGTGAAAGAAAGGTTGATAATATAAGTCATTTATATCTTCAACACCAAGCTTATCTTTTGAATAAGTCTTGATTTGATTATATAAATTCAAACTTCTATTATTAGCAGCTTGAGCCAATCCTACCATACCTTTAGAAAGGATCCCTTTCATTAAAACCGAAAGGCTTACTCCATTATCTCTAGGAATTACATACTGCTCATTTTCAGTTAAATAATTTCCAATGAAATTTCTTCATTGGTCATAACTTAATTGATCATACGCTATATGTAATATGGTTACAAACACTTTAACTTTTCGACGAAGGAAACGAGGGGTTAAATAATATATCGTAAGTTTAAACTTTCGTTTAGACTTAGAGGTATCTTTAACCACCTTAGTTAACTTCATCTTGAAGTAAAGGTTAATAATCAAATCACAAAGCGAACCTTTATATAGTCATAAATTGTTACGACGAATACAATAATCATAAAGTGTATTTATTACAACTTTGTAATTATTAATATTGTCTAACAGACCATTTAAAGGTAGACCAGTTAGTTCATCCTTACCACGTATCCATCTCTTTGCAAATTCATATGTACTTTTAGATACATGTGTTTTTGACTCAGAAATAGATACTCCTAGTTTATGCATTATAGAAATATATTTTCTTGCGATAGCATCGTGTTTTATAACGATGTCATCACCAAGAAGGATATAATTTCTAAAGTTGCTTACCCCACAAAGGTGAGCAGCCCATGCAACAACAAGGTGGTGCGATAATGTGAAAGCTCCTCAAGAAGAGTATGCACCCATAGGTTGTCCAACAGAGTATCTAATACTCTGACGGAAATCATGGGGTAACGCATAATCACGTTCTATAAGGAGATAGAGCCAGTTACGCGAAAGGTCTTCGTTCCTAAATAAATATTTAAGAACTTTAGCCTCAAGTTTCACTGGGAATCTATCCGTTGCAGCTGTCAAATCCAGAGATCAAAATGAAGAATCATTCTCCTCTCAATTATTTCAGGGATCCTGAGTAAAAGTTCTATCTTGAGGAAATTTTCGTAGATTACGAAAAATTTCATCATGGATAGGCTTCAGTAAGACTTGTGAGAAATAGTCCAAAGTGGCTATAACTCTCATCTTACCCTCAGGAGCCTCAATCACGGCTAATTTACCAATATGGTAACAAGGATCTTTATCCTTGTAAACCTTTTTCGGCAAATTATCGTAATTGTTGAAAGCGAATGTGTAAAACTTATTAAAGAAATCGTCTAATAAGACGTTTCGATAAATAGTTTTTACATAGTATCGTCATTTCAAGTGAAAGAA